TTTAGTTGATTGGGTGAGTGTACAAACACTTTAAACATTGCCAGAGGACGCTCAGGAGTCGGCCTAATCAACTAAATACTAATACACCCGGGTTACACTTTGTACTGTTAATTAAAGTGCGTAATTGCTGTAAACGATAACAGCACGGTGCATTGGATCTACCGCAAGGCTCTCTTTAGGAGCGACTTGAGAAATCACAAAGGCGGGCCGCAATTCCGTCTAAATGGAAAATGCGTGGACGGAGTAACAGCCCAGTTCTATGACTCTTGTGGTGAGAGGTGATAGAACACTTTTGAAAGTATATTACACACCCTGCCCGATAAGACAGGCTCTGTTTTTGAAAAAGTAATGTACTTCCAAAAGCATCCTAGACAAACATCGCATTATATTATTTCGTTCTTTATTATTAATACTTTTATACTATCTTTAAAGTCATTAGCGCAACTAGGATGCTCATTTTGCGCTTGACAATAATCCCCAAATCGTCTATAATACATCATTGAAACAAAAAGCCCAGGTGGCGGAATTGGCATACGCACTGCGTTGAGGTCGCAGGTACTGCAGGTTCGAATCCTGTCTTGGGCACCAAGGAGTTAACATGACTGTGATAGCAAAAATTCAAGGTAAAATCGTTGAAGTCATCCGTGTCACAGAAACCGTTGGCTTCAGTAAAGAAAAAGGTTGGGTATGCATCACCAGTGATGTAGGTGTACCCGAGCGTAAGAAGATGACATTCAAGTGGGTACCGGCAAGTACTCAATTTGATTGGGTCAGAGAATTTAAATTTGGAGAATAATATGTGGATTCAAAATGTATCGTTGAGTGACATTAAAAAAGGGTTTCATATCGACCCGGGTGATAACGCCATGTTGATTCAAATAGTTGATCCTTGTATGGAGTTCCCTGAACCCTTGTATAAGTTTAAGCATGTAGCACAATTTGAATTTTTGGATCTTGAAAAAGATGATATGCCTGATGCTGAGGAATTCAAAATCACTGACGACCAAGCAAAGAGTTTGTGTTTGCTTTTGAAGCAAGCATACGCTAACCAAATGAATGTAATTATTCATTGTGTTGCTGGTGTATGTCGTAGTGGTGCAGTTTGTGAAATTGGTGTGATGATGGGCTTTGATGACACAGAAGTGTTTCGTAGTCCCAACTTACTAGTCAAACACAAAATGATGAAATACTTGGGATGGAGTTATGATGAAAACGAACCTCATACAATTAATGGAATACAACTTGAATCAGGACTCATTATCCCTAAACGAAATTCGGAACAGCTTGGTGACACTTAATATGATGCGTAGAAATCGTTGGCAACTTGTAAGCGATGACCATGTATGGTTCTATCCTCCTGATATTTCACTGAGTACAGTGGAATTGATTAGTAACTATCATGTGGACTCATACGAAACTTGTATTTTCTATGCGAACGGTGACAGTGAAGTATTGAAACGGTATAAGACACAAGAGGATGCTATCCGTGGTCACATTGAGTATGAACAAAAGTATAATTTGAAAAGGATTAGTAAAAGTGAATTTAAAGTTTAAGGTCACATATGGTGATGTGACAGAAGTTTTTGATACCCTTGACTTGGCTATGAACTATGCTAAGACATTGGATAAGTTTGTAACTATCAAGGGTGAAAGTTTTGAAGTAGTTGGTCGATTCGGTGTTGACAGTGTTGTTAATGGCAAGTGCCCAGATGGTGTTGCTTACGATTGGAACAAGGCTTCACGAATCGGTCGTGTAAAGAAAGAGAGGGTGTGATGCCAGCAACATTTATAGTTAGTGATACACACTTTGGTCACGCAGGTGTATGTAAGTTTTTGCGTGATGACGGCACTAAACTGCGTCCATGGGATTCGTATGAAGAAATGGACGAAGCGATGGTGAAGATTTGGAACGAGCGTGTTCGCCCAAACGATAAAGTATATCACTTAGGTGATGTAGTTATCAACCGTAGAGCATTAGGTACTCTGAGTAGATTAAACGGTGATAAGGTCTTAATCAAAGGTAACCACGATATCTTTAGATTAGAAGATTACACCGCGCACTTTAGAGACATTCGTGCTTATCATGTAATGAACGGTATGATTATGTCACATGTGCCTGTGCATGTAGAAAGTCTGGCTCGCTTTGGAACTAACATTCACGGACACTTACATGCTAACAAGGTAATGCGTGACGGTGTTGAGGATGTTCGTTATTACAACGCATGTGTAGAAAACCATGACTTTGGTCCTGTATTATTTGAAGATATGTGTAAGAAAATTGTAGAACGAGGTGGCACAGTAGGATTCAGAAATGGAAATTTCGGTGCTAATGGAACATTTGTGATGTGACATTTTAAGGGGCTTCGGCCCCTATTTTTTTGGTTGTTCTACCTATACTATAGACATACTCATTAGTTCAAGATATAATAAATATCTAATGAGAAAAATCTTAATAACATTATTTTTCCTGCCGTTAGTTGCTTTTGCGAAAGTAAACACAATAGTTTATGATGTGACAACTAACACAGTAATTCAAGGTAATTTCGATAGGCAAGAAGTTAGTATTGCTAGTATTAGTAAGTTAATGACAGTCTACACAGTCTTAAAAGCAGAGCAAGACTTAGATGAAAAATTGACGGTCCGTAGCAATAAAACACCTAATACCAAGTTACAAAAAGGCATGAGGTTAACTCGTAGAGAGTTGGTTGATTTGGCATTAGTTAGTTCAGACAATATTGCCGCAATCACATTGGGTGAGAACTATCCCGGCGGAATGCCATATTTTGTATACCAAATGAATAAACATGCTGATGAATTGGGTATGTTTCATACAGGGTTTGTAGAGCCTACTGGTCTCAGCCCTATGAATTATTCAACTATAATAGATATTATAGCCCTGACTAGAGCAGTAAGTGAATATCAGATAGTACAAGATGCGGCTAGAACACAGAAAGAAATCAATGCTTCAGTTGAGGGTGTTAAAACTATTAAGAAAACAAAAAACAAAAACTCAACAAAAAATAAAGTTACAAGAGACGGGGAAAGAAAAATCACAGCACATCCTACTAGTAACTACTTCGGTAAAGAAGGTATCATAACAATTAAGACTGGATTTACTAGAGCCGCAGGGTTTTGTATTACTATGTTAATAAAATCAAATGATAAAATTTATAACATAACCGTGCTTGGAGCAAAAACAAAACAAGAACGACAGAAAATTATAGAAGCAAGTTTGAAGAAAATACAAAACGCATAATATACTACTTTTTTGCATCATGGCATAAATACAGTTTTAGAGTAGCGAGCCATGTTAACAATCATCACTTCACCATCCCACCAACTATTAGAATTTATTAAAGACGATCCTGTACGCCCTGACATATCTGCCGAGTTCCGTGTAAGCAACGGAAGAAAGGTAGTAGCACTAGCCGAAGAGAACAAACCAGACGCAATGGTTTGTGTTAGCTTCCATGATTTTGTGCCAGAGACAGTACAAGATTTAGATAAAGTTACAGAAATGCCAAACACAGCAGTATTTTACACTATCTGGAGTTACAAGCCCGGAGCAGGTAGAGATTTGCTAGTACAAGCAGTAGAGGATATAAAAAAGACATATCCAACTATCGACCGTTTCGTAACACTTAGTCCAAAAACTGAAATGGCTAGACGATTTCATTTAAAGAACGGTGCTAAAATTTTTAGAGAAAATACAGATACAATCAATTATGAATATCAACGCTAAATAATGCGTGGATATCAAATTTTTCTATAAGAATAACACCCCTAATAAGGCACATGAGGTTATCATAACCTCCTTCACTAAAGCAGTTTCTACTGTTATTGAGTTACCTGATACCATAGAGGTCTGTCTGTATGACCTAGGCAAAAGTGTATATGGTGGAATAGATATGTTGAAAGTCAATCGCATAGGGTTGAACTATGATTTATCCGCAGAAATGTTACCAGCAATATTAGTGCATGAATTGATACATGTACATCAAAAACATGTAGGGACTCTTAAAATTAAATCAAACGGGGTATGCTATTGGTACGGTGTCCCCTACACAAACAAAATGCCTGAGGACATGACAAGGGAAGAGTATCACAATCTACCTTGGGAATTAGATGTTCAGAACAAGCAAACAAAAGTATTCAAACAGGCTTTAGCATTTTTACAACAGTAACTATTGACATTTTCCCTAAAGGTGATATACTGTAATTACAGTAGATAGAAGGAGAACGAAATGGAAGTTAAACTGAATGGGGTTTTCAAAGTCACTATTACTGAATACGAAAGAGGTTGGGGACAACGGGTCGATCCCAACGACACTAAGTATTTCACTACCCTAGAGGAAGCTAAGAAGTATGCGGAACATTGGGAAGAAGGCGGAAGCCCTGACTATTTCTGGCGTGCTAGAATCGAAAAAGTGTAACTAAAGTACTACAACCCAAACTTGACTAATAATCAGTTTGGGTTTATAATTTGTGCATGAAAACAGTATTAGAGCACCTCAATGACAGACACCTTGATGTTGACTTACATCGTCCAATGGTCGATGAAGTTGAGCGTGTTGCTACTTTTTACTTATATAATCTGAGCGGTCAACTCTGTGGTTATCAACAGTATCGCCCTGAAGGTGATAAGAAGCCCAACAACAATCCTAAGCTAGGCAAGTATTACACTTATCGCAAGCAACCTACACTAGCGGTCTGGGGAGTGGAAAGCCTGTTTTTAAGCCCCAATGTCGTGTTTGTGTGCGAGGGTCTATTCGATGCCGCCCGACTCACTGAGCGTGGATTTAGTGCGTTAGCGGTGCTATCAAACAACCCTAGTCCTGACTTACGCAACTGGCTTACTTGTCTTAATAGAAAAGTAGTAGCCGTTTGTGACAATGACGCCGCGGGTCGTAAGTTAGCAAAGTTCGGAGATGTAGTACTTTTTACTGACGAGAAGGACTTGGGTGATAGCAGTGATGAATATGTAACTAAAGTGTTACAAACCTATGGTTGACAATAAATCAGTTTGGGTATATAATACACTTATGAACTCGAAAAACACACGCAAACGCAGAACCGATCGTAACCAAGTGATTTACTTTATCCAGGATAATGTAACACTTGAGTACTACATCGGTCTGACTGCTGTTTGCTACAACGGCAATGTTCGCAAGACACTTACCCGTCGTATGCAAAAGCACATGCAACGGGCCTTGACAGAAAACAAGGATTGGGGTCTTAGCCGTGCATTGCGTGAGCGTGGTGCCGAGCGTTTTGTATTCGGCGTTGTTGAAGTAGTTCGTGGTAAGCGTCCTGCTCACGCCCGCGAGACAGAATTGATTAACACATTGCAACCAGCATTGAACACATTCGGAGTCAAATAATGTATATCCGTGACAAAGACCGTTTGGATCAACAAATGGGCCAGTTTCAAAACTGGTATGGCAAGTTGTTTTATTATCATAGTGAGCGCCTCGGTTGGAGATATATCAAATGAAGTGTAAACAAATTTGGCAACCTAACTTTGTTGACAGTAAGAGTATTAAGAAAGGCTATGTGTGGCGATGCTTTTGTTGTAGTCGTGTCCGCAAAACAACTCCTAAGGAAATGAAATGAACGAACGAATTCAAATTCTGGCCAGTCAGGCCGAAGACTATGCCGATGGCATCGTGGATCAAGGCGGTGAGTTCCATGAAGCATACACACAAAAACTCGCCGAGTTGATTGTGCGGGAATGTGCCGAGGCGGCATTGGCTAAAGGTCGTGCTAGTCCTTATACTGATTTTAGAACTGGTTCTTATGTAATCAGTGAATATCTTTTGTCCCGTTACGGAGTTGAAGAATGATTGAAACTATTTTGATTATGTTAGTGGTTGTGATTATTGGTGTAAATGTTGCAACCACAGTATCAACAAGATTTCGCCGCTGGCTTTATACTAAGGATTAAAAATGAACGAACGAATGCTAGAACTTTACAGACAGGCCCAAGTGCCGGACACTGCGATTGATCCGTCTAACAACATGCCCTATGAGACAACCCGATTTAGCGCAGACAAGTTCGCCGAGTTGATTGTTCGGGAATGTATGAATATTTGTGCTGAGCGTGAAGAAGATATTAGGAATCGGATTAAAGACGAAGGTAAGGCGGCAACAGCATATATGTGTCGTGCTTATATCAAAGAACATTTCGGAGTTGAAGAATGAACCAACGAATTAAACAACTTGCTAAACAATGCTGGGACACTCGTCCAGAATTACAATTACATTTTGACAACGAAAAGTTCGCCGAGCTGGTTGTTGAAGAAATGCACCGTATGGTAATCGCAAGTATTCTAATTACAGATGTGGTAATGGAAGAAAAAGGACAAGTACCAACATCAGAAGATTACATCCGTGCTATTAACAAAGATTTTGGAGTTGAATGATGAAACTACCACGCTACCTAACACGCTACAATGTCAAAGGCGACTACGCATGGGTGTTAAATTGGCGCAATGGTTGGATTCGTATCCATGATGTAATGATTCGTTGGAACACTGATTGGACCGTAGAGTTCACTTACTTTAGCATAAACAATATGAAAGCCCGAAAATGAACATCCATACCGTAAGAGATAATCTCAGAAACACAATCGCCGGCAAGGAAGAAATGCTGGAAAAACTACAAGAATCTAAGAATGTTGCCGCTCGTAAAGATAATCCCGACCAATTAACTATCGGAACTATCGGGGCAATGGCAGGATTCTTGTCTACCAATATTGACGAACTCAAGCGTATCTTGCAGGATGTGGAAGTGTGTTGCCAACAGCATACAGAAATGGGTTGGATGATTAACCCTGAAAGGATGGGACAATGAGAGCATGTTCGAG